GTAACTTAGACTCTAAATTATTAGATCTATTACTCTATTAGACGATTCTGTTAATTTTTTTTAAAAATTTTTTATTTCTAAATAGACTAATACAAGTAATACGGCTTTACTTCCGAAAAGCCTAGAGGTTAAGGTATCTACCTATAAAGGAGAAATTAGAAATGACCGTTTATATCGTCCAAGAGGTATCTGGGAGAAACCTTGTACCCGCCGCAAAATACGGCGAGCTACAGTTACTGCTTCCAGCTAAGACTAATCTGATGCTTTCTACTGGGCCTGAAATAGCTAGGCTCAAGAGAAAGTTATTAGATTTCAACGACGACGATTACCTATTACTAATAGGTGACCCCGCCGCTATCGGATTATGTTGCGCTATAGCAGCATCCATCAATGGTAGATTTTCTGTCCTCAAGTGGGATAGACAGGAAATGACCTACTACCCCGTATCCTTCGATATCCGAGGGAACGCAACGGACTTAGGAGAAGTCTATGTCTGAAGAAGAAAACGCTTTGTCATTCGAAGAACTGACAGGTGCCACCTCGCAAGAGGAATGGAACGAAACGACACTCGATAATGAGTTCGCAAAGATCAGTGACACTGCATTAAAAATGCAAGACCTGCAAAAAGTAATAGGTTCGTTAGAAGAAGAGCTGAAACAGAAGAAAGAGCTGTTACGAGTGGTTGAGGAAACTGAACTACCTGAAGCGATGCAAGCTGCGAATTTACAAGAAATAAAGCTAACCAATGGTGCAAAAGTAACGATATCGCCTTTTTATAAAGGATATATCTCGGAGAAAAACCGAGCAGCAGCACACGAATGGTTACTCAACAATCGACACGGTGGAATTATTAAACACGAAGTCTCTCTTAAGTTCGGTAAGGACGAAGGGGAGAAAGCACAAGACGCCGTGCAAAGTCTTAAACAGAAAGGGTTAGACCCTGCTGTTAAAGAGAGTGTTCATCCGCAGACGCTTAACGCATTTGTGAAAGAACAACTGACGAGTGGGAAAGACCTTCCTGCTGAACTATTCGGGGTTTACGTCGGATCCCGCGCCAAACTTAAGTAGAGGTAATTATGGCTGATAAGAAAGTAGCAGAGGCAACAGCTTCTGATTTAATCCCCTTCGATGACGATTTATTGTCGGCAGGGACTGGTTTAGAGGAAGCGAGTGCAGATGATTATGCGATCCCATTTTTACGGGTTCTGCAATCAATGTCACCGCAACTTAAGAAAAGTGACGGTAAATATATCCAAGGAGCTGAAGAAGGCAACTTGTTCAACACTGTTACTGAAACTGTTTACGATGGAACTCAAGGCGTTGCACTTATACCCTGTGCGTATAAGAAAAAGTTCATCGAATGGATCCCACGCGAAAACGGTGGTGGATTAGTCGACGATTCTCACCCTGCTTCGATCCTCAAGCAGTGTAAGAAAGACGACAAAGGTCGATTCATATTAGAAAATGGTAATCAGATAGCCGAAACTGCAGAGTATTACTGTATCGTCGCACAAGACGAAGGTGCACCAGAACAAGTGTTACTTAGTCTAACGTCCTCACAGTTAGGGTTTTCCAGACGTTGGAATACGATGCTCAACAACGCTCGCGTACAGAATGCGAAAGGAGAGACTGTCCCAGCTCCCATGTTTTCATATATGTACAATCTCACTACTATCCCACAGTCTAACGACCAATATAGTTGGATGGGATTATCTGTAGAAAAAAGCAGACCGACCCCTATGCCTTTAGCTATGGCTGCGCTGGACTTTATGAAAGCAGCCCGTTCGGGGGCTGTCGAAGTAAAACAGGAGCAAGAGGGAGCAACTGCATCAGCTGATGCGGGAGAGGAAGAAGTACCGTTTTAGTTGATCGAAGGTGAGCAATGTCATTAGAAGAAGAGTTTGCCCACCGTTTCGCGGGGTTGAGACACGGTTATAGTGTCTTTACCCCGACGAAAGAAAAACGGGAAGATGGCAAAGCGAAAGGAAAGTATGTAACGATATCACAAACTCTCAACCAGAAAGAACTACAAGCTATCTGGAAAGAACATTTAAAAGGAGAAAAAGGATTAGGGATAGTCCCTATCGACGAAAACAATACCTGTGTATGGGGCGCAATAGACATTGATGAGTTTAGTGTCGATCTCAAAGGACTGGCTAAGAAGTTAAAACAATTTAAGTTACCACTAGCCGTGACTCGCTCAAAGAGCGGGGGAGCGCATGTGTTTCTATTTGTATTTGACCCAGTTCCAGCATCAAGTATGCAAAGAAAGCTACGTCAGATAGCAGCAGCGATTGGGTTCGGACAGTCAGAGATTTTTCCTAAGCAGACCAAACTATTGTTAGAAAGAGGGGACAGGGGAAGTTCTCTCAATATGCCGTATTTCGGTGGCGAGGACTCCACTGGTTACGGGTTTAGTGCAACAGGTAAAGTGCTCAGCCCAAAAGAGTTTATTGAGTATGTTGATGGCCTTGTACTAACAGAAGAAGAATTAGAAAAGCTGGAGGTTACTCCAGTCTTAGAGGAGCTAGAGTGGATGGATCAGGCACCACCGTGTCTTGAACATCTAATAGCTCAAGGGTTTCCGAAAGGAATGAGGAACTCAGGTCTGTTTAACGTTGGGGTTTTTCTTAGGAAAAAATACTCAGACGATTGGGAAGCTAGGCTAGAAGACGCGAACCACAAACACTTCAACCCACCACTAAGTGCTGCAGAAGTTTTATCAGTCGCAAAACAAGTACAGAAGAAAGATTACTTCTATAAGTGTAACGACCAACCGATAGCCGGACACTGTAATAGTCCACTGTGTAGGACACGCAAGTATGGTATCGGGGCTTCTGGTGGCACTCCTCTGTTCAGTAATCTTACGAAGCAGGACAGTGATCCGCCAATCTGGTTCTTAGATGTCGAAGGAGGTAGATTAGAACTAGAGACTGAGGAGTTGTTAAACCAGACACGGTTCCAACGAAAGTGTATGGACAGTCTCAACATTATCCCTCCGAAAGTACGGGATAATGTATGGCGCACGATTATACAACAGCTTCTCGATACGCTGACGATTATCGAAGTACCGAAAGATGCTTCGACAGAAGGTCACTTCAACGAATTGTTAGAAACTTTTTGTACAGAGAGACCAGCTAGAGAGCGTGATGAGTTGCTGCTGGGTAAGCCTTGGACAGATAGCGAGAGGACTTATTTTCGTCTAGCTGATCTTATGGACTTTCTACACCGTAAAAATTTCAGGGATTACCCTCGTAACAAACTTACAGCTAAGTTGAAAAACATGGGAGGAGACTCTCACTTTTTCAATATTAAAGGTAAGGGTGCAAACGTCTGGCACATACCAGAGTTTCAGGCACAGACTGAATCTCATACGTTGCCTGAGTTTAACGACTCACCACTATGACATTAAAGTCAGACGCACAGATAATCCTTGGCCCTCCTGGAACAGGGAAGACCAGTACCTTGTTAGGACTGTTGGAAGAGGAACTAGACCGAGGCACTTGTCCAGAAGATATCGGGTTCTTTACGTTTACTAAACAGGCGGTACAGGAAGGAAAGAGTCGAGCAATGTCGCGGTTTGCGATAGCTAATAACCAATTACCGTATTTTAGAACGCTACACTCACTTTGTTTCTTTCAGTTGGGACTGAGTAAGGATAGCGTTTTTTCATCATCAGACTTTAGAGATCTTAACGACAAATTAAATCTAAGGCTGACAGGATCGATCAACTCTGAAGAAGGGCATGTGTCTGGTATATCTAAGGATGATCGACTGTTGTTCATCGAAAACTTAGCTCGCATGCGACAAGTTAGTTTAGAGAGCCAGTGGCATGACTCCGATGACGTGGTCGGCTGGTTTGAGTTAGAACGATTCTCTCGAGGATTAGAACTGTTTAAGAAAGACAGAATGTTAATCGACTACACCGATATGTTGAACTTGTTTTTGACTAGAGGTAGAGCGCCGAGATTAGACGTAATGTTTGTGGACGAAGCTCAAGATTTATCCCCGTTACAGTGGGCTGTAGTTAGAAAGCTATGTGAATCTGCAGACCGCATTTATATCGCTGGCGATGACGACCAAGCAATTTACCGTTGGGCTGGTGCAGACGTTGATTACTTGATTCGTAATTCAAAAAATGCGATGGTTCTCAAACAGTCCTACAGAATCCCTAAATCTATTCATACCCTAGCCGAGCGTTGTATAGGACAAGTCGGAGCGAGAGTACATAAAACTTGGAACCCTAGAAAAGAAGAAGGACACGTTTCTTGGGAACCGTCTTATGAATCTATAGATATGGAAAGCGGTGAGTGGTTAGTTCTTGCTAGGACAAATTACTTACTAAACGGGATTGAAGAACACTGTCGTTCGGAAGGATGGTTCTATAAAAACAAAAATAGAGCGAGTGTTTCTGAAAAGAAGATTATGGCGGTGAGGTCTTGGGAAAATTTTAGGAAGGGGGGTCTTATCCCCGTCATAGAACTTACCAAAGTCTTAAATTATTTAAAGATTCGGGTACCTAGTTCCCTAGAGATGATCGACTTTGATAGTAATGTTTCTTTCGAACAGGCTAAGAAATATGTTCCTACGCTTGAGAACGAATACTGGTACGACGCATTCGTCGGTATCCCAGTATCTGAACGAAGTTACATTCGAGCAATGCTCAGACGAGGAGAAAAGATCACCAAAGAACCAAGAATTAAACTATCAACTATCCATGCTGCTAAGGGAGGTGAAGCAGAGAACGTAATCTTGCTCACCGATATCTCTAACAGAATTTATAAATCGTTCCAAAGTAATCCTGACGATGAGTCGAGAGTGTTTTACGTTGGACTAACAAGAGCAAAGGAGAACTTGTTTTTAATTGAGCCACAAACTCAAAAGTATTTCCCCCTTTAGTCCTTTACTTTCAAAAAGGTCTTAAGGTAAAGTAGTAACCCGTAGAAAGGAGAGCTTATGAATATTTTCGTAACAGAACCGTGCCCTGTAAAAAGTGCACAAGGGCTATGTGATAAACATATTCCCAAGATGACACTTGAGTCTGCTCAAATGTTGTCAACAGCGTGGAGAATACATGGGGAACAGTATGCTGAGGATCAAGGATTGTATAAACAAGCCTATCTAAATCATCCCTGTACTATCTGGGCGAGAGCTGAGTTTGAAAACTATATGTGGTTGTTCAAACACTTCGTTAGCCTGTGCCAAGAATACACACATCGTTTTAACAAGATTCATGCGTCTGCTAGATTGATACCAGCGTTGAGTCGCCCCCCGACGATACTTCAGTTTGAGTCAGACATACCTGACGCACCTAAAACATTCGCACTGGCAATGCCAGATGAATATAAAGAAGAAAATGTGTATTCTTCTTACCGCAACTATCTCATTAACGAAAAAAGTCATTTCGCTAAATGGGAAAGAGACCCTTCACGAAAACCAACATGGTGGATTAATTAATGGCTTCGATAAGAAAAAAGCTGGAAGAAAACGTCAACAACAGCAAGAACACCCGTATGGATATTGCAAGTGGGAACATGCTGGGTAATTGGCGACCTGATGAAATAACCCATATGACGAGGTACGACAAAATATCCTCGTTATGTATCGGGGAAGCTAACAATCTCGATAGACCTTTAGATGTGCTCGAAGCAGGGTGTGGAGAAATTTGGGTTCTGCGAAACCTGTACAAAGCGTACACGGTTAAAAAATCAGATATTATCCGTTCCTACCGAGGGGTGGACATTGACCCTGCATGCTTACAAGAAAAGCAAGGGTACAGCAGCCCGACAGGATTAGTCGAGGATTCGACTTGGTTCGCTAATTTTAACGGCAAGATCAATATTCAAGATCTGACTACAAATCCTGTATTTGACTTACCCGATAATTCAATAGATTTCTTCTGGACTACAGAAGTAATAGAGCATATGAATCGTGAATTCATCGCTCCATGGTTAGAGGACGCCAACAGGGTTTTACGTCCAGGAGGACTGATTTACGTTTCTACTCCAAACCACGACGGTTCTAACGATAAGTTACCTGAAGACCACATTTACGAGTGGGGATTTGAAGAACTTAAAGAAGAACTCAGTAGTCGTTGGGAACTACAATCAGTTGTTGGCACATTTTGTCAGATGCCTAAACTTAGAAAAGCAATGCAGAATGACGACCAAGATAAGGCTTGGCGATGGTGGCCTGACCAGTTTGAGTTACTTGAAGAACGATACGGTAAACAGTTCTTACGAGTGGTTGCAGCGACGTTCTACCCAGAAGTATCTAACAACTGTGCATGGATCTTGAGAAAACCTGCATGACAAACTTCATTCCCGCAGAAGTTGATCGCTACGTTTACTGGATAGAAGAACGTGAGCGTATACGTCATCTGAAAGAGGAAGTTCAACAAGAACCTCCTTGGACAGAAGACCCGATACTTCGAGAGTTTAAGTTCTGTCAAGTGTTTCGGGAGGACGATAGAACTACGCGCTGGTTTCGACACCATATTAGAGAGCCGTTAAGAAACGATCCTGAAGTGTTTATGGCAACAGTCGCGTTTAGGTTTTTTAATCTTATCCAAACAGGCGAGACGTTACTCGACCACAATCTACATATTGACTGGGATCGAGAAAAAGCGATTGAAGAAATTAGAAAGCAAAACAAGTGGGTTACTGGGGCGTATATCGTCAAGAGTCCAAACCGTATGGATAAAGTTACGGGGGTAGCTGAATGTGTATCGCATATCTGGGCAGAGCGTGAGCGAATACTAAAGGATTTTTCTCACCTCAAATCTTTATGCGATGCGTGGAACTATCTACTAAGGTTCCCGTACATTGGGCCATTCGTTTCTTACGAGATGGTTACTGACTTAAGACATACACACCTGTTAGAAAACGCAGAAGATATTTGTTCATGGGCTAATGCTGGTCCAGGAGCGATGAGAGGATTGAACAGGCTAACAGGTAGACCTTTAGAGTTTTGTAAGCGTAGCTGGGACTGGAACAGCGAGATGCAAGCGTTGTATAAATGGTGTAGAGAACACCTCGACTTGAGTAAGTTCGATAAACCTTTTGAGATGCGAGAGATAGAAGGGGGTCTATGTGAGTTCGATAAGTATTCTCGGATACTACACGGACAAGGTCGGACGCGAAGCGTATACGACTATTCACAAAAGGATCGACCATTAATTGAAGAATATGAGAGAAAGAATGGGAAAACTTAAACAACTAGTTATAGACCTAGAAAACGCAGACATAGATTTTGTAATGCACTGTTACGGGTCGTTTTTACAATACTGTATGAAGAACAAACGCGCTCCGAATACTTGGCGAGACGCGATCGACGCGATTCATTGGTCAGCTTACTTTGCAGGAAAATTGCACTTAAATCGTTTGCAGATTGAACACATCCTCACCCTACAGACGGAGAGTCTTTATGAAAGTGATTGATGTAAGAAACGTCAACCAAGCATTTATGTGGGGAGTAGATTTATTTAATTCAGACGTTAATTACCGAGAACAAGATAGCCGCAACGGGGCGACTAGAGAGATCCTTACCCCTGTTACAACGGTGTATTCTCACCCTTGGCAGAGAGTATTGTTCCGCGAAGAACGAGACGCTAATCCTTTCTTTCATTTATATGAATCGATCTGGATGTTAGCGGGTTCTCGTAACTTACAAAAGCTGACACACTTTAATGCAGGGATGGCCAACTTTTCTGATGACAACGAGACCTTGAATGGCTCGTATGGTTATCGCTGGAGATATCAGTTTGCACACGATCAGTTAGTTACTGTGATCGATATGCTAAAAAGAGATCCTGATTCTCGTCGAGTAGTCTTACAGATGTGGGACGCTGTTCATGATCTCGATAGTCCTAGTAAAGATATTCCCTGTAATACCAATATCTATTTCAAGATCAGAGATAACAAGTTACAGATGACAGTCTGTAATAGATCGAACGATATGATCTGGGGAGCTTACGGTGCGAACGCAGTCCATATGTCTGTGTTACAAGAGTACATCGCGGCGGCACTAGGGCTAGAGATGGGGCCGTATTATCAGATAAGCGACAGTTTCCATATCTATCTCAATAAAGAGTGGGACAAAGTAAAGAATATCGACGGAGTAGATTTTTATGATCGTCAATATTGGGATGCGATGGGGTACCCTGACCCACATTATCCCCTCGTTACTGAGGGACAAGCTGATAACTTTTTAAAAGAGTGCGAACAGTTTTTATCAACGATCCCACCTCGACGTGTTGCTGGCAACCCAGAACCTGTAAACGATTGGCCTAATATGTTTGGAGCAAGTGGATATACGAACAAGTTCTTCCCTGACGTCATGATCCCTATGACTCATGCCTATCTAAAACATAAGGAACGGAAGTATGAAGATTGCTACAAATATCTCGGAGAGATTAAAGCAGTTGATTGGCAGCAAGCCTGTTTTACTTGGATCAAACGACGCGAACGTAATTGGAGAAATAAAAATGGGTCTTGATGTTAAGTGGACGGAGATGAAGGACATCGCCCAGCAGGATATCGTAAGCCTCATCGAATCGGAAAAGTCCTACGGAGACTCATGGAAACGTAGAGGCGGTACAGGAGCTTTTATGATGCTCGCTCGTAAATTCGATCGGATCGAACAACAAGCCGAATCTTGTAATTACGATGTATTCGAAGCAGGATCTAAGTTCAATGGAGAGGATGGATTACTCGACGATATCGGAGACCTTAGACGATATTTGTTTTTAGTAGAACACCACATTCGATATGGCATACAGGATATTGACCCAGATGCAGATACCACTGATTCAGCCTGAAAGCGATTGGGTCGCCCCTGATATACTGCCACGTTTCGATTCTAACGAAACGTTAGCCGTTGACTTAGAAACTTACGATCCGAATCTGAATAACCGTGGGCCAGGATGGGCTACAGGTGACGGGTACGTTGTTGGCATTGCTATCGCATCGGATAGCTGGTCAGGATATTTACCTATCAGACATGAGAACGGTGGTAATTTAGAAGAGGAAGTTGTCTTACGTTGGCTCAAAAGAACGTTTGAAAATCATAAAGGTACGATGGTTTTCCATAATTCACTTTATGACGTAGGTTGGTTAAAACGTGAGGGCGTAAACTTAACTTGTCCTCTCCGCGATACGATGTTTGCAGCCCCGTTACTCGACGAAAACAGAAGATCGTATTCTCTAAATAATCTAGGTAAAGATTTATGTGCTGAGGAGAAAGATGAAACGCTTCTTGAGATGGCTGCTAAAGCATGGGGCGTAAACGCAAAGAGCGGTATGTGGTCACTTCCTGCGAAATATGTTGGGCCATATGCAGAACAAGATGCAGTCCTTACTCTGAAGCTATGGAAGCTACTTAGTAAGCGGATCGAGGCAGAAGGATTACAAAAGATTTTCGATCTCGAGTGTGACCTCATACCGCTACTGATCGAGATGCGATGGAGAGGCGTTCGGATCGACACAGCGAAAGCAGAGCAAGCCTCGGAGCAGATGTCGAAGAAAGAACAGCAATTACTTGTAGAAATCAAACGTAAATTCGGAACGTCGATCGATATCTGGGCGAGCGCGTCAATACAAAAAGCGTTCGACGCTAACGATATTTGGTATCCACATACAGCGAAAGGTGCACCTAGTTTCCAAGGGCCGTGGCTCGAAGCTCACGAACATGAACTACCGAAGATGATCGTCGAAGCTCGGAAGATCAATAAAGCTCGGACGACGTTTATCGAAGGTGCAATCCTAGAGTATTCACATAACGGTCGGATACATGCTGAAGCTCACCCGTTGAAAAACGACGGTGGGGGAACGGTGACTGGGCGGTTTAGTTATTCCAACCCAAACTTACAACAGATCCCTGCTCGCGACCCACAGATCGGCAAGATGATCAGGTCGTTGTTTATTCCAGAGGAAGGAGCAACGTGGGGGATCTTCGATTACTCTCAACAAGAACCTAGGATTACGGTTCACTATTCGTCGTTGCTCGGACTCCCAGGATCAGCTGATGCAGTCAATGCATACTCTAACGAGGGAGCTGATTTCCACCAGATCGTAGCAGATATGGCGGGGATACCTCGGAAGCAAGCGAAAGATATTAACCTCGGACTGACTTACGGCATGGGTAGGGAGAAGTTGATTAAAGAGCTAGGGCTAGAGCAAGACGAGGCTGCTAGATTGTTAGAGGTCTACCATGCAAGGGTGCCTTTTATTCGAGCGATACAAGATAGGTGTACTCGGACTGCGCAAGAGCGAGGATATATAACCACACTCGCAGGTCGGAAGTGTCATTTCGATTTATGGGAACCAGTGGGCTATTTATCCGGTGAAAAGAAAACACCGTTACTTGAACGAGAGGCTCGAGACCAGTACGGAGATAACCTCAAACGATCGTTCACTTACAAAGCTCTAAACAAACTGATTCAAGGATCAGCTGCGGATATGACGAAGCTGGCGATGAGAGAGTTGTGGAGAGAAGGAATGGTGCCGCACATACAGATTCACGATGAACTCGACTTTTCAATATTTAATAAAGAACAATCGGAGATGGTAATAGATAAGATGATCAACTGTGTCGATATGAAAGTGCCACTGGTGGTAGATTACGAATCAGGAGACAACTGGGGAGAAGCTGTATGAGAATACGAAGTCTCAGCCAAGAGCAGATTGCTAGTAACGAAGAATACTATCGTCTCGTATATGATCTATGGAAACAAGGAACGACCTTTCGAGAGATCGGAGAACGATTCGACGTAACTAAACAACGAGCGTGGCAAATCGTAGAAAGAATGAAGGAAGGCGAAGGAGACTATTATTATAAACATCGTAACAAGGTCGCCTCTTGATTTTTCCAGGTGAGTGGGATCACGTTGCTCTTCAGACTGATGATGAAGAAGTCAACGATATATTTAAAATGCTTCATGACTGGTTATCGCAAGCTCATAGATCGAATATGGATATGTTCGAAATTTACCAAGCGATGACGTTAGTCGGACTTGTAAATGTTTTCCATATGTCCGGCCCAGAGACAAAAGAAGCTGATGAATTTATGAAAGAGTTAAAGCAAATCGTTTTTATGCTTTTAGATCATTATAACGAATCAGAAGAACAGATTAAACATTGAGATCGATATGCCAAAAGAAGCTTCTCTCTGGGGATTAGTAAAAGATCATATGCCAAAAGAAATCCACTCTCAACGGATCGAGACAGGAGGGACAGGGAAAGGTGTCCCTGATGTCAACTATTGCCATGAAGGGAAGGAAGTCTGGATCGAATTGAAATCGATCGATGGATTAAAATCTGAACTCAGTCCTTTTCAGATGGCATGGTTGTTCAATCGATCTAAGGTCGGAGGCAACTGTTTTGTGTTGATTAGAAAGAACAACAGTAAAGAAAAAGAAATCAAGTTGTTTCATATAAAAGACATGACAATCAAAGAGTTAGGAAAACTGAATTGGAAGACCAAAGCATCGTATACTCTTAAGACTCCTTACGATTGGGAGGAATTCTTCGCTTTCATTTTAGCGTCTAGTTAGTGCTTTACTTTCGTAAACCTCGCGGTTAAGGTATTAAAAGTAGCGCCGTGACAGCGTTACGACAAAACGTAGAAAGTAGAACTTACATAAGGAGACTACCCATGGTAGCAGCAGTAGAAAGTATGGCTTGGACAGGCCAAGTCCCTTGGCACGGAGAAGGCGTTGAAGTGTCTAACGACCTTAGCCCCCACGAAATGATGGTTGCGGCAGGACTTGACTGGTCTGTTAGTAAACGACCAACGTGGACATCGTCGAAGCCTATTGATCAATACGAGAAAGACGCCGATGGTAATATCGCGCTCGAACTATTAGAAGACCCTAGTCGTTTTACGATAGTACGCGACACCGACAACGCGATCCTTTCCTCATGCGGTTCAGGCTATAAGCCAATACAAAACGAACGCATCTTCGACTTCTTCGCGAAGTTTGTTAAAGAAGCTAACGTGAGTATGGAGACCGCTGGTAGCCTACGCGGGGGTAAAGATGTGTGGGCGTTAGCCAAACTAAACGAAACGTTTGAACTTCCTGGTGGTGACGAGATTAACGATTACTTTTTGTTTCGTCAACCTCACGAAGCCGGACACGCTATGATCATACGCGAGACCGAAATACGCGTCGTGTGTAACAACACTTTGCAGTTCGCGCTAGGCCAAGCATCTCGCGGTGAGTTCCGTATGACACATAATACAGAGTTTACCGACGATATCGCTAAGAAAGCAGCCGAAGCGTTAGGGCTTATGAAAGAGTCCCACCAAAACTTCCAAGATGCCGCGCACTTACTTGCGTCCAAGAAAGCCAAGCACAGCGACGTGCTTGAGTTTATCACCCGTCTTAACCAACCTGACTTGTACAAAGAACAACTTGAACACGTTCGGTTGTTAGAAGAAGGCAAGAAGGTTGGAGATATGTTCCCGCTACGCGACCAGTTTACGAAATACTCTGAACTAACGGTACGCGCCTTAGAAGAATCTCCAGGAGCCACCATGAAATCTTCTAAAGGTACATGGTGGGGCGCACTTAACGCAGTAACCTTTGTCGAAGATCATCAGCGCAGCGGCGAGAACCGAGCGTACAGCACGATGTTCGGCGAAAGCTCCAAGCGTAAATCAAGAGCACTTAACCTTGCTATTGAATATGCGGAGGCAGCGTAGTGGCCCACGTTTTAAAACTAGGAAATGCTGTTGTGATTGATCAGGTTTTGATCAGCGAAACGTGGTGTTTACTACACGAGCTATCAGACCCAGAAGTTCTCAACAGACCCCTAGATCAATTCACAGAAATACAAGAAACCGCGAGATACGTCTCGCGGCAACTTGCCCTAAAGATGGCGCAGCAAGACTGCGCTTTATCTGAAACCTTTAAGACACACGGATATTTATCCGAGTGGACTAACTCAATAGAAGAAGGAGGAAATAATGTCGAATGACCCATGGTCTGACTTTAAGACCGATATGGATGTTCCATTACCAACGGATACTCGAAACTCTACCAGCTACCCTTGGGATAAGTTTCAAGTAGGCGCTTCGTTTTTCTTCCAAACAGACCGAGATGAAGACACATCGAAACGATTGAAGAATCGACTCGACCAATCGACTCGGACGTTTGCGAAGAAACAGTTGCCACCTTGGAAGTTTACGCTTCGCGTGAAATTAGAGAAGGTTGGTGGGAAAGAAGTAAGCGGTGTCCGAGTATGGAGGACTGAATAATGACCGATGTTCGTGAAGATTTAATTGCTCTTGAAGCAGAAGTAACAATCTTACGCAATGATCTGAACAAGATGAGCAGCCGATGTGCAACTTTAGTTGACATGTTAAACATCTTGTTACAAGAGAAAAGCGTGATTATTGAGAATACTTTTAAGGAAGACAATCAAACAGAGATGTTTGATACAGGAGAACCAACGTCTGCTTACGTCAACCAGGATCGTTAATTACTGCTTTACTTTCGCGCTCGTCTTTAGTAAAGTAGTAAACGCTGGTATAAACCAGCTAGAAAGTATAACGTCATCATAGAAAGGAGAATGACATGGCAGCAGCCAAAAAAGCAGCAGCACCAGCTGTGAAAAAAGCAGCCCCTGCTAAAAAAGCAGCGGCGACCGTAACGACGATTACGGTGAAAGCACCAGAGACTGCGAAACGTGGTCGAGTAGCGCAGAAGTTTGCGTATACAGGTAAGCAGCTTTCGGAAACGAAAGTGAAGACCCCACAGTTTCAAGCCCTTGTTATTTCGATGCAAGATATCGAGAGCAAAGAGTTTGATCCTAAAAACTGCACCATGCAAGAGGTTGTTGATCTAGGTGTTGAGGAAGGGCATATCAGTATGCCTAATACCAAAAACCCAGAGAAACAGAAAAAGCGCATTATCGCGTGTTACAAAAAAGCCCTGATCGAAGAAGGGTTTATTGTTTCACTCTGATAGATCGGGGGCCACGGCCCCCATTTCCATAGGAGAAAGATATGGAACTTGCACCTTATCCGAAAAAGATACATAGCGTATCTCACGCCCTATATAGAGCGGTTGAAGAACTAGCCGGAACTGATTATGCCGAAGATTTAGACGTTCTTAAAAAACTAAAAGAGTTTTGGAAAGAACACGACTATGTCGGCAAGCCTCCTACTAATTTAGACCACTTGCATAAGTTAGTTGGAGTTTCAGGAACACCTTATATCGAAATGGATACCTTACCGAAAAAGAACAAAGCTGTCAGACATAGGTATCGGATCGCACGTTACGAAACTTATGCAGATAAAGAAGCTCCTAGAATCTGGGCTAGATGTGTCTATACGCATAAAAAGATCGAGAGAGGCGACGAGAACGCTTCACCTGAGCGTATCGCTCAACTCGAAAAGAAGATCGAAGATCCTTGGAAAACTGTTCGAGAGAGTAGACCCCCCAGAATAGTTTCTGAACAGAAAGAACCTTCCCATCGTATGAAACATAACTCTGAAGCGATTAAAACAATCGTCGAAGAGACCGCAAGAAAACATCCTCAGCTTGCTGAAAATAGAACACCTGATTTCAAACCGGATTCGTTTTTAATTATCGAAAGGCTGGCGATACTTTGCGGAGCAGCGTTTATTATGGCGATGGTTTCTTTTACAGTTTCTATAGTCAAAGATCTGGTGTGAGGTGAAAGTTATGACTAACATTGAAACACAACGGCGCATAGACGCGGTACGCAAATGTGCGACCCGCGCTAAAGATCAGAAGATGAAAGTTTATTGGTACAACGTCGAATGGCGTCTCAGGAATCCTGAGAAGCTTCGGGCTTAGTGCTTTACTTTCGGGGTAGTCGCCGCTACGCTTTAGTAGTAGGCGCTACCCGCGCCCCCATAGAAAGGAGAATATATGAAACTGATTACACCTGTCAAAAAGCTACTAGAACTTTCCCCGACAGACGAACAAGATAAAGCTCTCAGGAGAGTTTTCGAACGTCACGTGTTAGACAGCCAGCACCCAGACTTTGCTTACATATCCTTTACCGATTGGATTGTTAAACACGTGCATAAAGCAAGTTATGACGATTGTATTATGGTAAAGATACCAAACCCGTTTTCACCGACACTTGGTATCGAAACTAATGGACATACACACTCATGAGCTGGCGAGAGAAATACGATAGGCAGACCGATTTACTCGACGCTGCCTTCGAATTATTACCGCCCGAGATCCAACTTTGTTATAACGACGATTGTCGTTCATGGATCTCGGATGGCCCTGTGGAAGAATACGCCACAGTAGAGTGTTTACACTGTCAGATGCACAAAGTTTTATACAAAAAGATGCCTGAAATCTCTGACGAACTTTGGGATAGGCTCTTAGAAGATGCAGCTGATAAATAGAATATTGGTGGGGATATGGAGTCAGGCGACTGGTAGCGTCAGGCGGATTCCTACCCCTTTCGGGGAGTTGAGAAATAGATACGATGAAATCGGACCCCACCCTTCCTCGACGACGGGAAGTTTTCATTGCCGTAATTGTATCGACTACCAGACCCTAAACTTAATAGAAAGGAGAACGAGATGAAGGAATATAATTTCTTTTACGACTCTGGCCACGGTTGGTTAGAGGTCGAGTTTAGCGAGTTGCTCGAACTCGGGATACACCAAGAGATCAGTGGGTACAGTTACGTCTCAGGATCGAAGGTTTACCTCGAAGAAGATTGTGATCAGTCTGCATTTTTCGTTGCACTAGACGAACAGAAAGGTATCGCTGCTGAGATCGATATCAAGTTTAAAATGCACGATGTTGATGATCCTCAAGAAACCAAAAACCCTCGTCAGATGAGGTCGTATGATCCGAACGTAGAATACCAATGCAGCGTATGTGACGGGCCGATCGACGTACAAAGTAACGGCTGGGCACACGGACATAACGCGCAGCCCCTCGCAGACGGACAGTGTTGCAGTAGTTGCAATACAGTCGTCATCCAACAACGCTTAGAAGATGTAAGGAGAGTAGCAAATGACCGTTGATGTTGATCGCTTACGCGAACTAAGTGACGCTATTCTGATCGAAAAGCATTTCGGTGGGGATGAACCTGAACCTGAAGAGGAGGAGTCGTTATTAGAACGCTTCCAAGCATTGCTCTTAGAAATTAGTGCACGGCTTTCCGATGACCGTGACTACGACGAAGAGATTCGCCCAAGATTAGGGGAGCTTATGGACTATCTCGAGGACAACGTCGAGGAGTAGTCGCGTTAGTGCTTTACTTTCGCGGTAATCGTAAGTACCTTATATAAACCGCGCCGCCTACGGGCGCGGATAACTTAGAAAGCAGAAAGGAGACAGATATGTCTGATACATTTGACGAGCACGACCTTGCGTATCGTGTATTCCGACCGCACTTCGAGTCGTTAGGATTCAGCAGCAGCCTTGCTGGTAAATTACACGACTTCATGGAAGAAGCCCACGCTGAGTTGCGTACGATAGGTAATTCGATACCCGCCGACACCCTCGCAGCGTACCCCGAGATCGTTAGCCTAGCCATTACCTACGGTAAGTGGCACCCCCGCTCGACTCCTATCGACGAGAATACCACACATTACTCGCCAGAGGATTACGAGGATTACAAAGCTCGTACCAGATTGTTCGACCAGTGGCTACTCGAAGAGCGAGTCGAGGATCATGTGAGCGTTAAGCGAGTCAGGAGTATTGATAACTACCGCGACGAGCTTGCAGGTGAGATGGCAGCGTACCCGATGTACCCGATTACGTTCGCCGACGAGGTCGACGATGACCGTAACATCGCGGATTATGCAGATGCCTAGACGTTATAAACCACTACCTAGGAGTCGGGCGAAAGCCCGACCCTTCCGACCACTCACACTTACAGTGCGCGTTGACGACCACCGAGAGAAATATCCTTCTCGGATGCCCACCGCTGACTGTACGCAGAGACCAGATACACGACCGTCGACTCGTGCGACGATCGCCCCCGCCTATAACAAAGGCGCTTACCAAGTGATACCCGACTCGGATATCGAACATATCGGGAGATGATATGAAGTATTACATAAGCCGATTAGAGACCGCAAACTTGTCGATCTCGACTGTCGTTAAACGACTGAAAGATTTCCGACCAGCCGAGGGTAAAGAATACGTTGTTCGCACCAAAGCAGATTTAGATGCTGATTCTTTTTCTACGATCCCAGTATACAGAGGTGTCGACGGGAAACTTAAGAAAGAGAAAGACCATTTCGTAATGCTCTTTTAGTGCTTTACTTTCGCGGTACTCCTAGCTACCCTTATTATAGGCGCGTACCCCGCGCCTAGGATTTTTAACGATAGAAAGGAAGAAAGTATGGATACGAAAGAAGCGATGAAGATCGTAGCCGAGCAAGTAATTGTGAAAGGCGACGAACGAATCGAAACAGCTCTACAAACAGTAGAGAATGCACTGGGCTTAGAACCAGTAATTAGCCACGGTGGTGGACAGCCGTTCCACTACATAGAAAAGCAAATCGATTTTCTAGAATATTTCTTAGACGACGATAACTGGGAACCACTGAGTTATAGCGAATCTACCGAAATACAACATTTCAAGAAAGACGCTTACCAGATTAACTTGTACGAGTTATCCGATTACGAAAAGTTCTACGAAAGACTGTCTAACGACCCACGAGTCGCAGACCTCTACGAGAGTAGACCCCACCCAAGACTTGTTAATAAGGTTTGGTTATTTACGGTAGGCGAAACGGCGTACCAAATAGACGTATGGCCATACAGTGACGTAACGCCTTACCAGATACGACGGTGGAGTTTAGCCGATTACGGTTGCTAATTTACCCGCGCCCCGAAAGGGGCGCATTCATTTTCCCCGACGATATGCACGAAGACTATTTAGAGATGACCTACGTTACAGAATGGAGCGAGGTAGAACTCTACGGAGATGTCAGAGTCTCGGCTTAGTGCTTTACCCTCGTTTTTTCCCGCCTTACTATAGGCTACGGGCGCGGCTACGCGCTTTAGGATTTTTACTCATAGAAAGGAGAATAGAATGAACATGACAGATGAACACTTCAACGAGCTTACTGGCAACGTTGAATACTTGCGAAAGTTGGTTGATCGAATTAGCGGAAAAGCAGAGTTTGTAGAAATTTGGAGGAATGTCGAAAACGCAGACCCCAGAATAAATACCCAAACCTGTAGAGACCGCACTGAGGATGTCCTCAAAGATACACACCAAGCTGCAGCACTGTTGGACTTAATTACAGCACATCTCGACTTTGAAGCAGTGCTTAGATCAGCAGACGATGAGGACACAGACTACGATACATACTTACTCGCTAAAAACGATTTAGTGATATCCAAACACCGTTGGGCGACAGCAGCACCCCATCTGCAACCTGATCTCGATGCGTGAGAAATAACCATTAGTATGGTTATGTGGAGCGAAGCTGCTAGATTACCTCCCAGTGAACAATAACTAAGACCCCAGCTCCACGAGCAAGCCAAGCCCACTTCGGTGGGCTTTTTTGTGCGTATTAGAAAGATTACTGATATTGTCTATTTGGAAAAAAAACTTTTTTTTATTTTTTTAACAAAAACGACTAATAGAGTAATAGAAGTAATAGAGTGATGAGGAAAGCCTCGTGGGACAAGGGACGGGGGCCGTGTTGAGTGTGACTGAAAAGTAATAGAATTTATTAGAACTATTAGTTCTAAAACAGAGAATAGAGTAGATAGGCCGCGAGCGAAATCTTTTCTTTTTTATAAAAATATTATTTTTTAGATTATAGTAGTAGACCACAGACCCCTCGGATCCACTGCATGAAAGAGCTACAGTACACTCCCATGATCCCATCTGACGATGGCAACAACTTCGTTGACCCCGATGGTAAGACATGGCACCCGCTAAACCCGAAGCAAAAGAAGTTTGCTCGAGAGTATCTGAAAGGCCAAAACGCTACCGAAGCAGCTGTCAAAGCTGGTTATACGAAGAACAGAGCCGCTGCCAAGAGACAAGGCAGTGTGTTACTCAATCACAACCCGCTACTCCGAAACTATCTGATCGACCAGGAAATCAAGGAGGCAGAGAGGGATAGAGTTTCCATGGAGGGCCACCTATCCGCGCTTCATGACTTGCGCGAGGAGGCACGCGACCAAGGCCAAATCAACGCGGCCATCACCGCAGAGATTCACCGAGGGAAGGTCGGCGGCCTTTACATCGATCGACGCGAAGTATTGACCGCGAAGATCGACTCACTGTCCAAGGATCAACTGATCGATCGACTCGGAGCATTGATCACGAAACGTGTACCGCAAACGATCGAGGGACAGATTACGAATCGGATCGGATCGATCGACGGATCGACTGATCGATCGATCGACTACATAGAAAAGTAGCAGGGAGCCGCGCC